CGGGAGACTCGTAAAGGCAAGGTTTTGAACATGGGTTTAGTTGATAAATTGGCCAGGCGGTTTGGGTTCGTTCGGCATAAAAAGAGGAGCTACAACGGGGCAAACGTTTCCCGGCTAACCAGTGATTGGTTAAGCCCAACCACCACGGCAGACGAGGAAATTAGGGGCAACCTAAAGAGGCTCCGGGGACGGTGCCGGGAACTGGAACGCAACAACGATTATGTCCGCCGCTACCTGGACGGTCTGGAGAACAATGTACTCGGTGCCCATGGGATTGGTTTGCAGATGAAAATAATGGACCAACCGGGGCACCCGGACCGATTTGCCAACTCTGCAATCGAACAGGCTTGGAACACCTGGGGCAAGGCTGCCAACTGCACCCCCACCGGCAAAATGACGTGGCGGGACTTGCAACGGTTGACCCTTCGCAGTTGTGCCCGTGATGGGGACGTGTTGGTCCGTATGGTTCGTGGTTACAACAACCCCTTTGGTTTTGTCTTGCAGATTATTGAGGCGGACCGTTTGGACTCGGAATATAACCAGACCCTCCCCAGCGGCAACGAGGTAAGGATGGGGGTGGAGTCGGACCAGTACGGCAAACCGGTTGCCTACCACATCCTGGAAACCCACCCGGGGGACACCTATTCCTCAAGCTACGGCAAAAGGCAACGCATCCCGGCCAACGAGATTTTGCACATATTCAACCAGGAGAGAATTAGCCAAACCCGTGGAGTCCCCTGGATGGTCTCGGCAATGACAAGGTTACAACAGTTGTCTGGCTACGAGGAGGCAGAGGTTGTGGCGGCCCGAGTTTCAAGTTGTAAGATGGGGTGGTTGCTCAAGGAAAACTCCGAGGGATACACCGGGGAGGAGGACCCGGCGGACCTCAACGTTTTGATGGAGGCCGAACCGGGAACCATTGAGGAATTGCCCAGTGGCATGAAGTTCCAGGAGTGGAACCCTTCCCACCCAACGACAGCCTACAGAGATTTTGTTAAAACTTGTTTACGCGGTATTGCCAGTGGTCTCGGAGTATCTTACGAACTAATAAGCGGGGACTTGGAGGGGGTTAATTATTCAAGCATACGGGCGGGGGTACTAGAACAACGTGAACATTTCAAAAAGGTCCAACAATGGTTTACGGACACACTTGTTGGCCCGGTTTTCGAGTCATGGCTGGAGTCAAGTATATTGGCAAACCAATTCCCATTTAACATAAATCGCTTTGACAAGATGAATTCCCCGCAATGGAAACCAAGACGGTGGGCATGGGTGGACCCGTTAAAGGATATCCAGGCCAATATTACTGCCGTGGAGAACGGACTTAAATCCCGGAGAGCCATTGTTGCCGAGAGCGGTGGGGACGTGGAGGACGTGTTTGACCAAATTGCAATGGACCAACAATTGGCCGAGGAGAAGGGTTTGTTATTTGGCGACGATTTGAAACAGCAACCTGAACCCGTACCCTTGCAATCAGATGAGTGAAGTAAAAGAAGAGCGGCACATTGTGGATGTCCAGGAGGACGCCACCACCTTGACCATCACCATGGAGAAGAACCCCCCGGAACCCGAGGAGGAAACCGCCCCCGAGGTTGAGGAGGCCGAGGAGGCCGGGGAGGCAGAGGAGGCCGAGGAGGATGAGCCGGCCCGGGGCAATGCCAAGGTTTTGTCACATCGTTCCATCCAGGCGGAGGCCCGTGCCTTGGAGCAGGACAACCTAGTGGAGTTGGCCTTTAGTTCCGAGCTACCCGTTGAGCGGGATGGTTACATGGAAGTCCTCGACCATTCCGAGGGCAGTGCAGATTTAACCCGTCTAAATAACGGGGCACCCCTTTTATTAAACCACAAAACCGATGACCAGATTGGTGTGGTTGAATCAGCCCGAATAGACAAGGACAAGGTGGGACGCGCCGTGGTGCGTTTCTCCAAGTCTGAAAGGGCGCAGGAAATTTACCGGGACGTGAAGGACGGCATTCGTCGGTTAACGAGTATCGGCTATCATGTCCTCAAGACGGTGAGGGAACGGGCGGAGGAGGGTTTGGATACTCTCCGTGTCACTCGGTTCCTGCCGCTAGAGCTATCCGTTGTGCCGGTGCCAGCGGACCCCTCGGTTGGAGTTGGCCGNGGTGTAGNNGTNGAACAACCACAACAAAAGGAAAANATTATAATGTCAGAAGTAGTCCAAGAAANAGAGACTCCTAACGTTGAGGTTATCGCGGAGAACACCCGCAATGCCGAGTTGAAACGTTCCAAGGAGTTAACGGGCCTGGGTGCCCGTTACAACTGCATGGATGATGCGTATAACGCCATCCAGGACGGCAAGACTGCCGGGGAGTTTTCCCGGTGGATACTTGATAACCATTTGAAGAACGAACCCACCAAGCAGGACACGGGTGAAATCGGCTTGACCGATAAGGAGGCCAAGGACTTCTCCCTGTTGCGTGCTGTTAGGTCCTATTGCGAAACGGGCCAGGTGAGTGGTTTCGAGGGTGAAGTTAGCGAAGCGGCAGCCAAACGTTATGGGCGGCCAAATCCTGGCCTGATTATTCCCACCGATGTGTTGGCAAAATCAAGTTTTGCCAAGCGCGATGTTTCCACTGCTGTTGGTGGGGCCGGCGCGGTAGCAACGGACCTGCTCGGAACCAACTTCATTGATGCCTTGCGGAATAAATCCGTTGTCCAGCAAACCGGTGCCACCGTGCTTAACGGCTTGGTTGGTGATGTGGCGATTCCAAGACTCGCCACAAACGCAACCGGCTATTGGCTAACGAACGAGACCACTGCCATAACCGAGTCTCAAGCGACATTTGACCAGGTGACACTCTCACCCAAGTCGCTCGGCACTTACAGTGAGGTTAGCAAGCAGTTGTTGGCCCAGGGTTCAATGGACGTGGAGGGTTTAATCCGTGACGACATGGTGAAAGTCCTGGCGATTGCCGAGGACCTTGCTGCCATTTCAGGCACGGGGACAGAACAACCCACGGGCATTACCGGCCAGACCAACGTTGCCGATGTTGCAGCAACGTCCGACCCTTACACGGACGTTGTGAACATGGAAAAAGAGGTTGCGGTTGACAATGCGTTNAGCGGGTCCCTCTCCTATATTGCAGGGGCGGGAGTCATTGCGAAGATGAAAGTTACCGAGATTGCCACCAATACGGCACGGTTCATCTACGAGAATGGAATGGTTAACGGTTATCCCATGCACTTGAGCAACCAGGTACCGGCCCCATCAACTGCCACGGTTATCTTTGGCAATTGGTCGGACCTCCTGATTGGTCACTGGCAAGGGGTGGACATAACCATAGACCCCTATTCAAAGGCGGAATATCGGCTGGTTAAACTGGTCGTTGCAATTTGGGCGGACATTGCCGTTAGACACGGGCAGTCGTTCTCCAAGTGTGATGATTATGTGATAGCATAAGGGTTAAATAGTTAGTGCATGGGGGGAGGGGGTTAGCCTCCTCTCCCCTTTTTACTTTAAAACGGTGGATGGTTTTAACTCGGGTCCATGACGGATACATTACAAATGTGTTGGCAGATTCCAACACCCAACTCGGGGCATTNACTGATGTCAAAACAAACTCCCTACTGGTTGTTGGCAAGACNGCTGCCGGGGATAATGCTGATAATGTTTATTTAAGGAGAGTTGGAGGGGTTGTAAAAATACCGGTGCAACCCGGCGAGGTGTTAAACCTGGACCGTCCAACCAATCTGGGACAATTTTATTTAGGGCAATGGGAGATAACAAACAAAACGGCAAACGATGGTTGCGGTTATTTAGCCATTGCGTTTATCACAATCGACACGGCGCGAGGATTACTTATGTTAGCTGATTTTGCATCTATTTTGGCGGAGTGGCCAACCGTGTTTACCTTTGGTGGTTCCACGTTTTCCGGGTACTTGGGCGAAGTTTCCGAGGAGTCCACCCTGGAGGTTGGTGGCATTGTCCCGGATTACGATGCGGAGTTGTACTGCAAATCGGCGGACTTCACCACCCCACTGGACGTGGGGGACACCATAACAGTCTCCTCCTCCTATGATTCCCTTTTGGTGGGCAATAAGTACCGGATTCACACCCGGGGATTGAGCGACGGCAGCATTGCCAATTATGGTTTAAAAAGTTTAAATGAGTAGTCCTTATAACAACGTTGATGCCAAGCTGGAGTTAGCGGTTAA